AACCGGCGCGACTTCGAGGTGCGGGATCTGAAGTTCCTCAGTCCGCGAGACCTCCAGTTCGCGCAGCAGCTCGAGCTCACCGACCGCCAGATCTGCATCGCGTCGGGCGTGCCCAAGCCGCTCGTCGAGCCGACCGACTCGACGTTCTCCAACGTCGACGGCGCGCGCGGGATACTCTGGTCGTCTACGATGATCCCGCGCGCCGGCATCGTGGCGGGCGCCATCAAGCGCCAGATCGTGATGCGCCACTTCGCGGACCAGGCCGACCAGGTCGAGCTGTTCACCGGCGACGTGCCCGAGCTCCAGGATGACGCCGCGGCGAAGTGGGCGCTCGACTCGCAGCAGCTCTCGGCGATGCTCGACCTCGCCGACCGTGTGGCGCGCGGCTACGCTCGCGAGTCGGCGATCAAGGCCGCGGTGTTCTACATCGCCTGTCCCGAGGACGTCGCCGAGATCATCATCCCGCAGCCGGTCGCCGAGGGCGAGGCCGATACGATCGACGCGGCGCGGGTGATTGAGCTTCCGCCGCTGGCGGACCTTCGCCTGCTCCTCTCGGCGGTCGGGGAGGGCAGCCTGTCGCGCGCGTCGGCGGTGGCCATCCTCGAGGTGACGACGGGCGACCGCGCCGTCGCCGAGGCCATCGTCGCTGACATGGGGACTGGCATCGACACGGCGCCGGTGTCCGAGATCGTAGAGGCGCGCGCGGTGGTGTCCGCTGTCACGCGCGGCGAGGTGCCGCGCGCCTCGGCGATCGCGCTGCTCACACGCCTCTTCGGTGACCAGGTCGCGGCCGCCGCGGTAGTGGCCGACGCGCGGCCGCTCCTCACGACCACGGACACGCCCGCTGCGACCGCTACTGCGGCGCCACGGCTCACTGGCGCCGGCGCCAGCAACGGGCGGGGCGCTCCACTGCCCGCGCCGCGCGCCGCGCAGATGATCGTCTACCGCGACGGCCGCGGGTACCGGGTCCACCCCGACACCGCCGCCAGCGACCTCGCCGAGCACGACGACCGCGCCGCCGACGGCGATATCTCAGTGTACGGGTCCGACGCCCACCGCCGCGCGTGGGAGGACGAGGTCGGCAAGATCGAGGGGCGCGTCGGCCCGGTCCGGTCCATCGTCGAACGCTTGTTCAGCGGACAGCACCGCGACCTCGAACGCGGGCTGGACGGCCTGACGGACGAGGACCTCGCGGCGATCGTGCGGGACACGGGTGTCGACCTGGACGATCTGGACGACGCCGGCCTTGCGGTGCTTGCCGGGGCACTGGCCGCGGCGGTCTTGGGGCGCGCGTTCGTGCCGCGCTGGGTCGAGCGCGGCCTTGAGGCGATGAACGGGGGGCTGGCCGACCTCGCCGCAGAGGTCGCGCCCGAGACGGTGGCCGCGCTCGGCCTCGACGTTGCGGTCGCCCTGGCCGAAGGCTCGCCCATGGCGCGAGCGCTGCTGGCGCGCGCCGGGCGCTTCGCCGAGCAGACGACGAACACGAGCTGGCTGCGCGTCGGCGAGGTCCTCGCGCGCGGTGTGCGCGACGGGGAGAGCATCACCGAGATGGCGAAGCGGGTGGCGGCGCTGGGCGAGGAGTGGCGGGGCGCGCGGGCTGAGATGGTGGCCTGGACCGAGACTCACTCGGCGGCGACCGAGGTCGCGCGCGAGACCGTCCGCGAGTCGGGCGTAGCTGCGCGACGCACGTGGCTCTCAGCGCTGGACGACCGTGTGCGCGACGATCACCGGGACGCTCACGGGCAGACGGTGGGGATCGACGAGGACTACACCATCGGCGGCGACTCCTGTGCCGGGCCAGGCAACTGCGGATCTCCGGAGCAGGACTGCCGGTGTAGGTGCGTTGAGGTGTGGGAGGTGGATTGATTGGAGGACCTCGTGGGTGATGACGAGTTGGATCGGATCGGGGATGCAGAGCGAGAGGCGTACCAAGCCATTGCAGAGTTCAGGCGGATCGATCTAGAGCGCAACTGCCCGCCCTGCGACGAAGACGAGCGCGTCCGCGCGGCCATCGTCGAAGTGCGGCGCGGCATGCTCTCGCTCGAGCGAGGCTTCGCGGCGCTCCTCAAAGCGATCAACATCGAGGACTTGACGTAGCGCGCGACATGTAGTATCCTGGACTTCATAGGCCCGCCACCAGTAGTGCTGGTGGGTGCGCCCGCCGGGTAACCGGCCCGCCACCCAGCCTTCCAGTCGATGGCCCGCCAGAAGACGGCTTGACCCGTCATCTCGGCGGGCTGTTTGCATTCTGGGGGCAGAGTGGCCACTCCGCACTCGCGGCGCAACCGAACATACCGCGCGACGCGCGCGCCGGACGGCGTCTACCGTCCCGAGCACACCGCGCGCGCCTACCGCGTCACCGATCCGGCGATCGCCTCGGCGCCGCCCGGGTCGCCCATCGAGTTCGTGCTCTCGACGCCGGGCACCAAGCGCGACGGTCTGGACCTCGCGACCCTGCCCTTCACCAAAGAGCGCTACGACCGGGCGCCCGTCGTCCTCGCCTTTCATCGCTACGACCAGTTCTCCGTCGGGCGAGGCGAGATCGAGATCGTCTCGACGCGCGGCGGTGAGGCGCTCCTTGCGGCGGCCTCGTTCGACATCGACGACCCCATCGGCGCGGAGGCTGATCGCAAGTACCGCTCGGGTTTCATGTTCGCCGTCTCTCTCGGCTGGGACGACATCGACGACCGGGGCGTCCCGGTGCGCGTCTCGAAGCGGCGCGCCGTCGCGCGCGACATCCTTGAGTTCAGCGTGGTCAGCGTACCCGCCGACCCGGACGCGCTCATCGACATGACGCCGGAAGACGCCGCCCGCACGCGCTCGTTCATGAGCGGCGTCCGTGCGCTCCTGCCCGAGGGGGACCTGCGCATCCCCGACCTCGACGAAATCCTCCGGCGCCTCGCAGAGTGCGAAGGCGCCGAGTGCGACATCCTCCTCGCCCAGGCGGGCCACAGGCTCGACGAGCGGCGAGGCTTCCATGTGCCCGGCCACCTGGCCGGACCCTACGCATCCACCGAGGGCGACGCGGCCGACGCCAGCGCCGTCGACGCCGAGGCGCAGGTCCATGTGCGCGGCGGGACCGATGACGTGTCCGACGACACCGAGGCCCGCCGGCGCGCCGTCATGGCCGCGATGGTAGCGGCCGTGTGGGTGGACAACGCCAACGACGCGGACGACGACGACAGGCGCGCCGCGCGCAAGGCCCTCATCCCTGAGTACGGCAGGCTCGGGCTCGTACCACCCGCCTTCCTGCCGGCATCCGTCGTGGCCGCGCTGCCGCCCGAGCGACGCGCGGCGCTGTTCGTGAATGGCGAACCAGAGGAGCTTGAGATGACGACCGTAGTCAAGAGGCCGGTGGTCGCCGGCACGAACGGCGCGGGCACCCGCGCCGGCGCGAAGTTCTCGTCCGCCACCCGATCCGAGCTCGGCGACATCCACGACGCCATCACCGGTGCGGCGAAGCGGATCAAGAGCCTGCTCGACGATGGCGGCGAGCGCGGCGCGGACGCGAGGTCCTGCGGGTGTGGCAGTGGCAGCAGCCACGCACCTGCGCAGGCCGTGGTCCAGGCGAGTGGCCAGCAGGCTGCGACGACCCTGGAGGCGGAGCTGGCGCGGCTGAGCGAGCTGTTCCCGGGCGTGGAGCTGACGGCGACCGTGCCCGACGACCAGGGCGGGTCGCGGGGACTGGTCGGCATTCACAGCCTCCAGGAGGCGGGGGACGAGTCGGAGGTGATGTACTTGGACCGCCCGGCCGCGACTCTCCCCGACGACCTCAAGCAAATGATCTCCGACGAGGTGGCGGCCCAGATCGCCGCGGGCCCGACCGACGAGTCGGTGTCGATCAGTCTCAGCGCTTGGCTGCAGAGCGAGGATCCCGAGTGGCGGTTCGAGCCGGGCACGAAGGCGCTCTTCAGCTTCGACCTCACGCCGGAGATGGCGGAGCGCATCAAGGCCGCCGCGCTCGGACTCGAGCAGCCTGCCGCCGCCGAGGAGCCGCCTGCCGAGGAGACCGAGGAGCCGGCCGAGGAGACTCCGGCCGAGGAGGTCCCCGCGGATGGCACCGCGTCGGCGACCGCACCGGACGGGATCGTCATCGACGCTGCGACTCTGGCCCTGTTCCAGGCGGCCGCGTAGGCGATTCACAACCCTGAATTCATCGCCGCCGAATGGCGGATACCGATAGGAGACGACGACCGTGACCAAGAACCTGACCATGACCCCGGCGCGGGTCAAGGAGATCATGGAGAAGGCCGAGCGCTGGGACGAGCACGAGGCCCGGCTCCAGGCAGGCGGCGGGCGGCGCGGCGCGCTGGCCGACCGCGTGGCGCGCGAGGTGCGCCGCGAGTACTTCCCGGGCGGCGGCGGGGGCGGCGCTCAGATGAGCGGATTGCTCGGCGAACTCTCGCCCAGCCAACGCGCGTTCGCCGCGCACGTGCTGCTCGCGGTGGACTCCGACCCGAACTTCAGGAAGGTCCACCCCAAGGGACTCCCCGTCGCCGCGCAGATCCGCGGCAGTCTTCAGGCATCCGGTGTGCGGTTCAACACGGGCGAGACCACGGGCATCGGCGCGGAGCTCGTTGAGGTGTGCCCGCAAGAGGACATTTGGGACGCGGCGATGTGCCAGTCCGAGCTCATCGAGCGACTCGGCGGATTCCGGCCGATCCGCGGCAAGAGCCAGAAGGTCATCAACATGACCGGCCTCCCCGAGGCGTACGTCACGCCGCCGGCGGAGGACTGCACCGAGCTGGACTGCCGGACCACGAGTCCGATTGGCACCCACACCCACGAGTACCCGGCGGCCAAGATCACGGTCGACGTCTGCATGCCGGTCGAGCTGGACGAGGACTCGGCGCTGGACGTGGTCGAGCAGTACTCCGAGATCGGCGAGCGGGCGATCCGGCGCGCGACCGAGAACGCGGTGATCCGCGGCGATGCGACCCTCTCGGGAACCCACAACATCAACAATGAGGGCGCGACCATCACGCTGACCGCGACCGGGCAGGCGCCGGCCTACACCGCCTTCGATGGCATCGCGCACGCGACGCTGATCAACAACTCCGCCAACGATGGGACGGCCGCTGGCTACCACGCGGCTGGCGACCCCATCGCGGCCGACGAGATCATGAAGACCAGGCTCCTCATGGACGACCCGAACAGCGGTTCGCATTGGGGGTTCTGTGACGCGTCGGAGCTGCTCTACATCGCCGACGCCATCGCCTACGGCGGCATGATCCAGATGGAGGACGTGAAGTGGGTCGATCGTGTCGGCGCGATGGCGACGATCCTGACGGGGCAGCTCCCGACCCTCCACGGCGTGCCGATCTACATGTCTCCCGCCGTTCGGCCGACCAACGACGCCGGCCTCATCGACGCCGTGACCCCGGGCAACAACACGTTCGGCCAGCTCCACATCGTCAACCGCGGCGGCGTGCGAGTCGGCCGGCACCGCGATCTGGAGATCATCGTGGAGGTCAACAAGAAGTGCGACCTCATCACGATCACGTTCCAATGGCGCCTCAGCCTCGGCCGCCGGTCGAGCCAGGCGACCGCCGCCGGCATCGAGGCGATCGCGTCCATCTACGGCATCGCCGCCTAAGAGCGGCACTGGCCTCCTCCCCGCGCGGCGGCGGTGATGCGGAACCCGCCGCCGCGCGGGGCCAGCTACCAAGGAGACACGCATGGCGCACCTACATTCAGCCAAGCAGGCCTACGTCGCGATCGGCGACCACCGAGACGCCGACGGCGCGTTCAAGGCCGGCGACATCGTGATCGTCGACGAGCCGGCGCTGGTCGGCGTCCTCGTTCGCGAAGGGTCAATCGACCCGAGCATCGTGGTCGACGCCTCGATGTTCACACCTGGCGCGCCGGCGAGGGTGGCGGTGCCGACCGCGCCGCCTGCCGAGCCTCCCGCGGATGATGCGTCGCCCGCCGACGACGAGACGACCAGCCCTGCGGCGACGGGCCACCGGCCGAGTTCGCACCGGATGCAGACCGCCGGTCGCGCGAAGGCGCGCCGGAGCTAGGCACCCGACCATGACCTGTCCGCTCACGTCCTGCGGCGCCGAGGCGCTCGACCCGATCGGCGACGCCGACGTGTCCGCGTGCGGCGTGCCCGGGGCCGAGCGCTACGCGACGCTGGAAGAGCTGGCCGCCCACCCGAAGGGGTGCCAGTTCGCCGGATTCGAGGATCTGGCGGAGAGCATCCTCGGCGCGGTGTCCGACAAGATCGATGATTTCTATGGTCGGTCCGTCGCGCCGTGCCTAGGAGCGCGCTGCTTCGCCGCGCGCGGGCGCGTCGTCAGGATCGACCCGCTCCTGCGCCTGGACACCATCGAGACCAGGCCGTGCGGGTGCGACCCGTGCGCGGACGCGTGGACCGAGATGGACCTGTGCGGTGTGGTAGTCGCGGGCCGGGACGACCTCCCGCCCTGGCACGCCATCGAGCGCTGCGGCGGCGCCACGTTCGCCGGCCAGAGCGTGCGCGTCACTGGGGTGTGGGGCGACGTGTGGCCGATCGCGCCGGGCATCAAGGCGGCCGCGATCGTTGTCACGGCGAAGCTCTGGCAGTCGATCAGGTCGAACCAGGAGGTCATCGCCAACCCCGCCGACGGGACCACGCGGATCCTCGTGCCCGACTTCACGATGGCGGAGATGTCCCTCCTCCCGCGGCGCCTGGTGCGCTACGTAGGCGTGGCGGCATGACCACCATACGGGCGGCGATGCGCGCAGGGCCGGCCGGGCTGGGTGGTGGTGCGCTCCCCAGCCCGGCCCTGGCCGATGGGGACGCGTCATGACGACCCGGATCACGCTGGTCCTGGACGGCCGGCCGCCGAAGGTGCCGACGCCCGAGCAGCTCCTTGGCGCACCCGTGCGCCGCTTCGCCGACCAGGTGATGCTCGATGGCACGAACCACCTGAGCGTCACGGCGCCGGTGGACCGCGGCGGCCTGCGCAACTCACTTCAGCCGAACGTCACGCTGACGCGCGTGGACGCGGCCGGCGGCGTGCCGACGTCGGTGACGTGGGGGACGAATCTCGGCTACGCCAAGGCGCTCGACGAGGGCAAGCGCCGCGGGCCGGGCAAGCCGCCGCCACCGGCGGCGATCGAGCGGTGGATCAAGCGGCGCGGCATCGCGCCGACGAAGACGGCGACGACAGGGCGCGTCACCCGTGACAAGCGGGGCACGCTCTCGATGGCGTTCGCGATCGCTCGGAAGATCGCGCGCGAGGGCACGACGACCGGACCGGCGTACGTGGCCGGCCCGAACAAGGACAGGTTGACCAAGGGCTGGTTCGAAGCGCTCGCGCCGGTCGTGAGTGCAGCGGCCGAGCGCCGCCTGCCCAGCCTCGCGCGCCGGATCAAGGAGGCGTGGGATGCCTCCCGGTGACCTGAACGCCCAGGGCGACGCGCTCGTTGCGCTCCTCGCCGGCATCCACCCGGACGTCGCGGACGCCTCGATCGTCACGCGCGGCGTCGCTGACTGCATGCCGGCGATCCTCGTGCGGCCGATCACGGGCGAGGCGACCGTGCCGGACTCGGGCGGCTGCACGTGCGAGACGCGCTGGGGGCTGTACATCGTGGCCGACGTGTCGTGCCTCGCGGACTCCCAGGCGCTTGTGAACGAACTGGTATCGGCCTGCGGCGATCACTCGATCCCCTTGCGACTGAAGCCGAACCGGAGGTTCCCGACGAAGCTGGAGGGCATCGCCGCCGCGATCCATGCGGTCGATCCGGCGACGAGTTTCGGCCTCACCCAATACAACACGGACGGGCCCGCCAACGCCTACGGCGCGGTGATCCCGGTCGTGATCCGATACGACTGCTGCTGACCGAGAGGAGACGGCGATGGCGATGGCGAAGTTGATCTTCAAGAGCGGTGGGCCTGGGAAGCGGCCGATTCTCTGGCGCATCTCCAGGCATCCCGGCCTGTCGCGCGACTACGAGTTCGCGCCCGGCGTGCCGACGAGCGTCGACGACCAGGACGTCGCCTTCTTCCTGGAGCCCAAGAACACGGGCGGACGGGTGTTCGAGGTCGCGCCCAGTCCCGGGCGATCCTCGGCGCCGGAAGGTCGCCAGGCGCCCACGAGCACCGCGAGCGCCGCCGGTACGAGCGCGGGCGGCACAGGCGACAGCGCGGCCGCGCGCCGGCCCACGCAAGGGGCGGCAGGGCCGCAGGGCGGCTCGGGCGGCTTGCCCACCGAGAAGTCGGACGCAGCGGGCAACGCGCCTGCTGGCGACTGATCTGAAGCCGATTCAAGACCTGCCGCGGCGCGCACCCCGGGGCGAACCGAAGTGAGGTGACAAAGTGCCAGATCTGGTCAAGACCCACTCGATCGACAGCGCGATGTTCTACGAGCTGGTCGAGGAGGGCGACGAGTGTCAGGGCGGCGCCACGCCGCCGGAGTACAACGACGGCATCGACATCGGATGCGTCAAGGAGACGACGTGGGAGGAGAACCTCACCGAGGCCTCCGACCGCGGCGGGAACCGGGTCTGCACCCGCGTGTCGAGGCTTGACGACGTGACGGTCAACGTCAAGCACGCTGGGCTCAATATGGAGCTCGTGGAGGCGGCGCGGTCCTACGTGCTCTCCGCTTTCACTGCCGGCGGCGTGGACGGGCGCAAGCTCGTTCGCAAGTTCGGCCAGAACCTCGTGCGCGGCGCGATCATCGCCCGCGCCCCCAAGCCGGACGGGAGCGGGGACCTCCACATCGTGTTCCCGAACGTGGAGTTCTTGACGGGCCCGGGCGGGGGATTTGCCGACGACGCGTTCTTCGAGTCGAACTTCGGCGGCCGCGGCGACCCGTCGCTCTACGACCCGTGCGAGGATGCCTACTGGTTCATCGAACACGAGAACGCCGTGGTCGACATCCCGGACGCTTTCCCCGGCACGTCGGACTACTAGGGGGCGACTCCCATGGGAATGCCCACTTTCGACCGAGTCTACTCCGGCGATATCGTCAACGTGCCGTTCCAGGTCTTGGACGAGAACGGCGACCCGCTCGACCTGACCGGCGTGAGCGAGTTGCAGGTCAAGCTCTACGCGCTTGGCGCGACTGGTCTACCCGACGGCGCTGCGGTGATCACCGACACGCTCGCCGGCGACGTGGACATCGACGAAGCCGCGACCGGCGAGGCGAGTGTCGACTACGCGGCCGCCGACCTCGCGAACCTGGCCGGGCGCTTCTGGCTGCAGGCCAAGCTCACGGACGCAGCCGGCAAGGTCCGCACCGTCCAGCCGGCGATCCTCCCGATCGCGGCCGACCTGGTCACGAGTTAGGAGGCTCCGGATGCTGAAGCTCAAGGTGTTCGGAAAGACCCAGTCGTTCACGATCCAAAGCGGCAAGACCGCGCATCCGCGCGCGAAGGCGTTCACCGGCAACGACCTGGTCTTGCACTTCACGGTGGTCGACGCCGCCGGCGACCCGGTGGACATCTCGGCGTGGACCACGCGGTCCTTCGCGCTCTTCTCAATGGCCGGCGTGAGCCAGTTCACCAAGACGCCGGCGTTCGTGACCGACGGCACCGACGGCGAGTTCACCGTGACCATCGCCGTCGGCGACACCTCGGGACTGGACGCCGGCAACTACCCGATCGAGATCCAGGTCAGCGGCACGGGCATCAAGTCCACCGTCGTCCGCGGCCTGGTCACCTTCCAGAAGACCTACACCGCGTAGGCGCGGGGCCCCGGCGCCGCGGAGACCCCGCGCGCCAGGCCCGCCCGCGCTTCCCGATCCATTGGAGGACGAGATATGAAGAGACTGACGAAGCTCATGAAGCCCGAGGTCCTGGCCGTCGTCTTGGCGGCGCTGGCGCTGGTCGTCGCGCTGTGGGACCAGGTCGCGCCAGTGTCGGCGGTTCCCGAGGCGCAGCGCATGTACGCCAGCGGCGTGCACGCGCTCCTGCGATCCTCGACGCGCGTCCCGCTCGTGGCCGAGCAGCGCGGCAGCGGCGCGATCTTCATGGCCGTAGGGCCGAGCCGCACGCCCGTCACGATCCTGCGCAACGGCGGCGTGTGGGACTTCAAGGGCCCGATCATCGTGCCGTTCGGCACGAGCGCCGGCATCGTGACGGCGACGCCTTCGCCCACCGTGACGCCATCGCCGACGGTCACGCCGTCGGCCACCCCGTAGAACGTTCGTTCGGTCTAACCAAGGAGCGCACCCGTGTCGACATCCAAGACGACCGTGGGCCGCGCGGCTCGCAAGACGCCGCGCGCGCCATCTCCGTCCGAAGCGGCGCTCGCCCGGGCCGACCAGGCGCAGCGCCGTGTCCTCCTGACGCGCGACGTCTTCCTGAAGAGTCAGGGGCCGCCCGTGGTCCCGATCCATCTGCCGGGCCTCGACGCGGTCGTGCTGATGCGCCGCGTGAGCCTACTCGACATGGCGCGCCGCGGCGCCGACTACCATCCGTTCCGCGGCGCGATCCTCGACATGATCCGCCAGGGCGGGCTCAAGGACGAGCGTCTCGAGGGCGAGGGCCTGATCGAGACGCTGGACCTGGCGGCGAAGCTCGCGCTGGACACTGTCGTGGTCACGCCGGCCGAGATCGCCGAGGACCTGGCCGAGGCGATGGCGGCGGACGAGGAGGAGCACCGTCCGCTGTTGGACGCGTGGCAGGCGGAAATGGACGCCGCGCGAAAGACCGGCGACTTCGTGCGCATGAGCGCGCTCGCCCTCGCGCGGCCGGCAGTCCCGATGACGCACCAGCTTCCGATCCTCGCGGGTGTCGATCGCGCGTCGCTCCGGCCGCTCTTCGCCCTCGCGGGCGAGGAGCCGGAGCCGGACCAGATCGTGCTCCGCTACGCCCTTCCCGACGACGACGGGCGGCTGCCTGAGGTAGATGGCGAGGGCGAGATCCCGCCGACGGACCTGGTCGTGATCCTTCGGTCGGCGCAGAAGTTCGGGCCCGGCGCGCTCGGGCGCCAGTTTCGAGGGAACTAGCCTCCGGCGCCGCCTATGGAGTCTCTACTCGACCTGGCAGTCCGGCGGCCCGAAGCCGTCGGAGCAGCTCGGCATCAGCTACCCGTGGGTCGCCGTGGACGTGGACACGGCGGCGCATGTGCTGGGCCAGCACGTCGAGGCCGAGGTCGACAAGAAGCGGCGCGACGAGGAGAAGGCGCTGAACCCGAAGCCGGCGCGGAGCACGGGCCGGCGATCATCGTCGAGCACGTCGCGCGAGTACCGGCACCTGTCCGACGATCGCCGGCGCGAGATCTGGGTGGAGGTCGTGGCGCGCGTCGTCGACGGCACGCTCGTGTGGCACGACGCGCCGCCGTCGGGCGAGACCGGGCGCTGGCGCACCGAGAAGCCGATCACGGGCAATCGCCTGATCGACGAGGTCCAGCACAAGGGCGCGCGCGTGGTCTACGACGGGCAGGGGAGGAGGCGCGCGGAGTTCGACGCGGACGGGCAGCGCGTCTTCTTCTGGAAGCCCGAGGGATGAGCTGACGTGGCCGACGACCTCAAGCTGAAGCTCATCCTGGAGTACGACAAGGGCCTCGGCGCGTTCCGGGACGACGTCGACTCGGTGCTGGCCGCGTCGGGCGATCTCGGTAGCCTGGCCGACAGCATCGACTCGGTGGCGGCGAGTGCGGGAGGCCTGGCCAGCGACGCCGCGCGCGCAGAGGACGCCCTGTCGCTGGTGCAGGTCGCCAGCGCCGAGACCGCCCGCGGGCTCCTGGACGCTGAGGACGCGGCGGATCGGGCCGGGCAGTCGCTGAAGGAGAGCGCGGCGGCCAGTGAGCAGATGTCGGCCGCCCAGGCGCGGGCGGCCGTGGCCGTCGAGAACTTGGCGCAGGCCCAGCGCAACGCCGAACGCGCGCAGGGCGACCTGGTCGATGCGGTGTCGCGATATGGCGCGTCGAGTGCCGAGGCTGCAACGGCGTCGGCCAGTCTGGAGAAGGCCGAGAAGCGGCTCGCCGCGGCTGCATCAGAGGCGGACAAGTCGCTGAAGGCGGCGGGCAAGGACACGGGGCTACCAGAGGCAGGCGCGCAGGCCGACGCTCTGAGTAGCAAGCTCTCGTCTCTCGGCGAGACGTTGCAGGGAATCGGCTCGGACTCACCTCTCTCAAAGCTTGGTGGTCCGTTCGGTGATCTTGCCGGCCAGGTCGAGGGCCTGGGAGGTAAGGTAAGCGGGCTTGCCAGCTCGTTCACGGGCTTGGCCAGCGGTGGGTCGATCCTGTCGGGACTGTCGTCTGGCTTCACGTCCCTCCTGGCAAGCATCAACCCCGTCACGATCGCTGTCGGCGCCCTGGCTGTGGCAGGGATCGCGGCGGGTAAAGCGCTGCTGGACGCCGGCCGCGCGGCTCTGGACATGCAGCAAGGCGTCGCTACCGCGACGGCGAAGTTCGGGCTCCTAGAGGACGAGGCGCGGGCCCTCGGCGACGTCGGCCTCGAGGTATGGCGCAACAACTGGGGCGCCTCGATTGAGGAGACCACTGTCCGCGCCGGACAGCTCCGGGCCGTTCTGGGTGACATGGCGTCGGGCGAGTTGACCGACCTGACCCAGCAGAGCTTCGCGTTTGAACAGGTGTTCGGCAAGGGCATCGAGGATCAGCAACTGGCCCTGAAGCCCCTGGTCGAGAACTTCAAGGAGCTTCAGGGCAACGGCGCCCTGGCCTTTGACATCCTGACCGCAGCCATGCAGCGGACGGGTGACCCGGCCGACGACCTGAAGGACACGTTCGGTGAATACTCGAACCTCTTTGCCGATATGGGGTTCACTGCCGCCGAGTTCGCCGGGATCCTCGAACAGGGACTTGACGCCGGCGCGCGCAACACCGACATCGTCGCCGACCTTTTCAAGGAGTTCGGCATCCGGATCAGGGACGGAAGCGAATTGACCCAGGAGGCCCTTGGGTCCCTCGACCTTGGCCACCTGACCGAGCAGCTTTCGTCTGGCGAGATCGAGGTGAAGGACGCCTTCGGGGAGATCCAGGCTGCCATCCTGTCCATCGAGGACCCGCTCGAGCGGGAGAAGGCGGGCGTGGCGCTGTTCGGCACCCAGTGGGAGGACGTCGGGCGCATCATCATCGACGAGCTCGACGTGTCGAAGGCTGCCATCACCGACTTCGAGGGCGCGACCCTGAGAGCTGGTAATGCCATCAACGCGAATTTCGGCTCGGCGTGGGAGGGGCTGTCGCGCAACCTGACGGCGACCCTGATACCGCTGGTGTCGCCCTTCGTCGATGCGATCCGCGGGCCTGCGATCGAGGCGGTCAACCTGCTGTCCTCGAAGATTTCGGACTTCGGCGACAGCGCCACGTTCGACGTTCTGGTTGGCGGAGCAAAGGTTCTCGGCAAAACGCTCGAGCTGATCTTGAGCGTCGTCGTAAAGCTCGGTGGCGTCATGTATGACGCGTTTTTCCAGCCGGGCAAGCTCATCGGGGACATCGCGTCGTCGCTGGGCCTCGTCAGCGACGAGGGCGCGGCCATGCTGGCAACCCTCGGCTCGCCGGTCGAGGCCGTTTCCAGCGGCATCATGGGCCTGGCCCGGTCGCTCGGGCTGGTGAGCGAGCAAGAGGACGCCCTCGCCGACAACACCGACCGCGCATCAGAGGCGCAGCGAGGCTACGCCAAGGCGACCGAGGGTACGGCGGCGGCGGTTGACCCGCTGACGGCCGAGCTCGACCGGCTGAAGCAAGGACTTTCAGACGGCAGTGTGTCTGCCGCTGACTACGCCCAGCGGCTTCTCGACCTGAAGGACGCTGGCACCATCACCGAGGAGCAGTTCGCGTCTCTCGCCCAAAACATCTCATCGGGACTTGCGCCGCTGTCGGATACCCTGGCGTCGTTCGGGGTGGGAATCGACATGGAGGCGCTGGCCGATCCGGATAAGTTCCTCGATGCGATGAACGAGGCGAGCCAGGCCGCGCACGAGGCGATCACCGGCCTTTACGCCGAGCAACTCCAGGCGCGCGAGCAGTTCGCCATCGATGAGCAGGCGCTCGTCGATAAGGGCGGTCAGGCGGTCAACGCCCTGCTCGCGAAGCAGGCTCAGGAGCGAGGCGACCTGGCGACAAAGCAGGCGCGCGAGGAGGCCGCGGCAGCCGAGAATCCTGAGCGGCTGGCGAAGGTGCGAGAGCAGAACGCGCTCGAGCTGCAGGACCTGGCGACGAAGCACGAGCGGGCGCTGCAGGAGCAGCACAACGCGAACGCGAACAATCTGACCGCGCTGCAGGAGGGCTTCGAGCAGGAGCGCCAGGCTCGTATCGGGGCGCTGGCGCAAGCCGCGCTCGACCAGGTCAATAGCATGCTGCAGCTCGGCCAGGTCACCGAGGAGCAGGCGCGGATCATTTTCGGCTCCCTCCAGCAGGCCGCGCCCGACAGTGCCCTGTTCGACCCGGCGGCAGAGGCCGCGCTCAGCTTCAGTGCTACCCTCGGGCAGGCGCTCGGCGGCGACGTCGCCGCCGCGGTCGGCCTGGGCGATGAGCTAAAGAACATCGACGCCGCGCTCGACGAGAGCGTCGCCCGCGCCGACCAGTACGCCAGCGGATCGGTCGCGGCCTATGAAAGCGCCCGCATCGCGGTCGAGGCATCCGCCGGCGGCGCGGTCATCGCCGCGGACATCGAGGCCGAGGCGACTCAGAGGCGCCTCGCCAGCGCCGCGGAGCTCGACAGCAACATGGCGTCGTCGCTGGCCACGCGCCAGGGCCTGCGCGATACCGACGCCGCCTCGTCCTTGACTGCGACCGACGCCGAGATCGCCGACAACGAGCGACGCAAGACGTCGCTCACCGAGACCGCCGGCGCGACCGAGACCGAGTTCGGACGCATGGGCGGCGCGCGCGAGACTGCTGCGTCGACGTCGCGATCAACCACCGACGACATGGTCAGCGACACCCAACGGCTCGCGTCCGAGGCGCGCGGCACGGCCGGCGTAGTTGACCAGAGCGTGCGCGGGATAGGAACCGCCTACACCGGCGCCGCCGGCGACGTGCGGGCGGGCGCCCAGGGCATCGTAACCAACGTCGATGCGGCGAACCGGTCGCTCTCCGGCCTCGGGTCCGACATCCCCTCGCGCCTCGCGCCGGCCGCCGACTCGGTCCTGAACCTCGGGAAGAACGTCGTGAGCCTGGGCGAGGACGTCGAGGGCGTCGCG